GCCAACTTGGCCTGTCGCGTCAACATAAATAACCTTGCCGTTACCGTTAGGAACAGAAATAGGGGCAGGACCAGTAACTGGAACGCCGAAAGAAGTGATCCCGTTAGGGAAATTTGTTAAAGCCATCGCGTGTCTCCTTGAAAAGCTCAGCGAATGTTAAGAAAAAGGCCGAGTTTCCCCGGCCCGAATTACTTAGATACCAGGCGTACCGTACAAAGTACGTGGGTCAGTCCAACCCACCTGATAACGCTCAGTTGCCTTGTAACGCATGGTGTCGGTTTCAAAATCACCTTCCATCGTCTTCTCAAGGCGACGACGCATCAGAAGCTTAGTGCCTTCTGGAGCATCGGTCTGAACCCACCAGGCGCTTGAGTTAGTCAGACGCGACAGCACTGCAGCACCTTCATCAAGCAAGCCAATTGATTTGACTGGGTTGATGTCGTTGTTTGCATTACCGGAACGCAGGACCGACTTCAGCAGAACTTCAGCCTGGAACACGTTGCCTGGGGCAACCACTAGTTGACGTGGGACCAGACGGATTTTCTTCTGGTTGTTGTCAACAGCCTGACGGATCTGGATGAGCATCTGCTCAAGCGAGGTCTGGGACAGGTTAGCAGCGGTCGTCAGCAGGTTGCTGAAGGTGCCGTTAGCGATTGGGTGCGAAGCATTGCTCAGCGACACACCGTCACCGCCTGGGTAGGCCGAGTTAAATGCACGGTTCAGCACGTTCGCGCACAGGGTTTCCTTGGTTTCAATCAAGGACTGAGCGAGGTGACGAGCATAAACCGAGCCGATACGGATGTGGTCGCCGTCTTCCACCAGCACTTTGGTCAACGCGAAGGCCAGGCCATACACGTTGTAAACATAGCGCTGCAGGAACAACACGCCGCCCTGCTGATACGTTACCGGAGTACCGTCTGGCAGTTGTGGGGCGAGACCAAAACCATAAAGAACTGGCTCTTCGTGGTAGTTACGTGGGATACCGTCTTGCTCACGGAACACGCGGGACCATTCGTCAGTACGTTGATCATAAACGCCGTCAAAGCATTCGTTCATGATTGGTTCAACGATACTGCGGAAGTCTGTACTTCTCATCGGGGCTGCCATAATTCAGTCCCTCCTTTAGATAGCGTTAATCGATGCAACGTACTGACTGAGAGCAATCTGTACTTGAACGATCGTATAGGAATCACCCCAGGCGTTATCTGGATAGGGGGCCAAGTTGATGACACGCATCACGTTAGTTGAACCAGAACCGGCAGGGGTCGTTCCCAGTGAAGCGGAGGACAGGCCAGTAGTGGTCGAACCAGCAGCAGGGTTGGTAATGTCATACTGATCACCGACCGAGTTTTGCGCGAGTGAGCCAGCAGACTGCATCTCATACACAATGTTCGGGTCGCTGTAGTAGTACGCAACCAAAGAACCTGTCTGGAACGATTCGTTAGCAGGCCAGAATGGCGAGATGCGACGACGACCTGTCGAATCAGTCCACTCAACACCAGCAAACGCGCCTTGAATGGCCTCGCTACCAGAACTATTTTCAATCCAGCCAGCAGTGTTCATCTTCACGGGCGCACCCTTGAAAATGTTCGCGGCGTAGCCGAGGGATACGTTTCCAGAAGTGGAAACAGCTTGAATGCCGTCAGCAAGTGCAACAGCGCGGTCCAAACCGGATGGATGGAAAGCGGGGCGCATGCCAAACGGAGCAGCAATAGTACTCATATTAGCTCCTAAATGGTTTAATGCTTACGCTCAGGCAAATACCGGAGCAGAAAGCGGCTTATCAATATTGCCCAAGCCTTCGCCTTCGACTTGTCCGAGCTTGCGACCCGAACTATCACGTCCAACCTGAGATTCAGCCTGCACCTTGATCTTGTTAGCCTCTTCCATTGGCTGATCATGGTGAAAGTGAGTCATGATCTCCTGATAAATGTCTTCAGGGATCTTGAACAACAACATCTCGTTACACGCAATATAGCCAATATGCTCTCCAGCCTTTACGCGGTGATTTTCAAACCCGTCTATCTCTTCTGCTTTCACAGGTACATAGCCAAGTCGAACCCGCTTATCGATACTGTCATAGCCATTGGTTGTCGATAACCAGCAAACGTGCCATCCCGGCAATTCCGGGGCATTGGGCAGCGCACTCTGTGTCCATTCATCGCTCCACATCTTCCGACGTTCCTGCGTTGACACAAACTTCTCTTCAGATGACGCCCTTTTAGTGTCCTCGCTTGCGCGATCTTCACGGCCACCTGACTTCAATGATTTCTTTAAACGTCCGTCCATAGTTAGCTCCTTGGGTATTTGCGTGATTCACGGGCATAGCGTTGCAGCATCTTCGTGCGGAGAGCTTTGTTCTCCCACAATCCTGCATCTTTCATTGCCCGTATCTTTTCTGGCTCAATTGTGACGTTAACTCTGCCACCTTCTGACATCGTCTCCCGCCCAGATCCAGTCACAACACTCCGAGGACGCCTACTTGATCTTTCGTCATCAGAATCAGTATAACGGTGAGGCAATTTTTTATGCAACCGTCTATTGAATTCTTGCCAATAGTCCGGCATAGCAGGGTCCCAACCTTCCTCGTGAAGCGTAGAATCCACAACCTTGGCAATCTTGCTGTCCTCGTCCTTGAGGCCAGAGTCGTACCAGTCGTTCTCCGCTAACCAGGCGTCAGAGTGCCGCTTGATCCGAGGATCGTAAGCTGGCGCCTCCTGAGCGGCCTGCATTGCCCGTTGCTTTAGGTGCCTGAGCTGCTCAACCTTCTGCCGGGCCTCGTAGACCGCGTCCTCAGCCTGGACGCTTAGTGCCCCGTCGGAGTTACTAATGGCCTCTTCCCGCTTCTTCTGAGCCCACTGTAGGCGCCTCTCCTCGTCGTCAATAGCCCGGTCAATCTGAGCTAAGTCAGTGCCCTGAGCCTTGCGCTCTAGGACAGCTAAGCGCTCCTTCATGGCCGCATTCTCGCGGTCAAGCATCTGCAGGCGCTGGTCCTTCTCTACATTGGTCTTCTTGATGTACTCTTTTTTGGCTTTCCGACGGGCACGGCGTGCCTCCCGAATCGGACTGTCGTAGTCGCCATCGGCGCTTTCGTCATCCGCATCGTCGTCTGCCTCTTGTGATCCACCTGCCGCGGCACTTACCGGCTCGTCATCGTCATCATCAACCTCATCGGCCGGCATAGTGATAATGACGCCACCGTCCTTGTCTTCCCGATATTCCAACTCGGTTTCTTTTGCATCTGTACTCATAGTTCCTCCTTAGAGAAAGGCACGCATAGCCATCGGGTCACCCGTTAGCTTTGCGATAACTTCATGGTCGTTAAGGATCATGAAAAGCGCAGGATCTTCGTAATCGTCATCCCCAGGCACCTTCACTTCCCATCTGTCGCCGCCCCATTTCGGGACGCGGATGTAGTCACCTACCTGAATCCAAGTGCCTTCAGGCCAGTACTCCATCGTGTCGCGGTTCTTATAGGCCAATGGGCCTAGCGCAACCACAACCGCTACCATGTTGTTCCACTTTTCGGTTTCCTTCGTCTCTTCGACTAGGATAATTCCCGCGCTCGTCGCCTTTTTGTGTGTACGCCGCAACTGAACTAAGATGCGACCTCCAAGGGGTTGTGCACCGGGATCCACGCTCGGAAATGCCCAAGCTAACTCAGCGTTATCACACGCTACCGGTTCATTCATTTTCATTATCTTCCTTTAGCAAATCGTTAAGAATATTCAAGGCATCACTCAACCCTAGATTCTGCCCGACCATCCTCTGATAAGACTCCCAGTTCACTGCATTACCAGCAGCGAGGGACACAGCAATTTCCTGCTGTTTAGCCTCGATCAGACCAATGAAGTCAGAGATAGTGTTCATTTACTTTTTGTCTGTGGCAGGCCTCCTGAGGATTTTTGGGCTGAGCTACCGCCTTTTGGTTGAAGGGACGTACCATCAAGCTTCTCGCCCATTGCGATGCGCTTGTGCTGCGGTACGTTGATGCCTTTTTGCTCTTGATCACTCGTTGCCATAATTGCCTCCTGAGGGGATTAAAGATAAAACGGTCTTGTCTTGCTCGTGAGAGAGCTTGGCAGCATCCCGCGTTAAACGGGCCGTCTCGATGCGTTCTTTCATATCCTGGTCGTTGGTCGCAATGGCCAACTTCAACTGCTGATCCTCCATCGCAATGTCGAAGTCCTGCTTCATCTTCGCCATAGTCTCCTTGGCCTTCGTAGCGGCCTTCTGCGCCTCTAACGACATCTCAGCCTTGTCCCGCTCTGCACGACGCTGCGTCTCAGCCATAGAGGTGTCCAGAAGGACCTTGGTGTCCGGCGACATTGGCGGCTGAGGACGGTACTTCTCGGCCATCTGGGTGATCTGCTGGATAACCGGCATAATCCCCGACAAGGTCTGCTGCGTGTCTATGTCTACGTGCTGGGACGCGGCACCAAACAGCTTGTCCACCATCTTGGGATCCTTGAGGAGCTCGTACTCGGCCATCTTCTTGCCTAGTGACTGCTCCACGTAGCCGTTCATGCGGTTTAGGTACCAGAGCACGATGTGCTGCTTGACGTGCTCCATGACCTTAGGCACGAAAGTCGGGGCAATCAACGGATTGGCGCCCAGTACCGGGTTCTTTGCGAAGTCCAGGTGCGCCTGGATGTGGCCAAGGTGGTCCTGCTCAGGGTAGGCCGCGGCCATCTGGCCAATTGCCATCGCCACGTTCTCGTTAGCCGCGTCAATCTTGACCGGCGACGGGGTATCGACCATCAGCTCGTTAACGCCAGGCACCTTGATCTGCTTTAGGAAGCGCTCAATGACCACCTTGCGGTTAAACAGGTCAGGGTTCTTCTCCATGATCGCCATAACCGCCTGCGTCTGCGCCATCCGCTGCGTTTCGCTGAAGATATGCGGGTCCGAGACAGGAATAACGTCCGTAATACGGGCAAAGTCCTCGCGCTTGATGTCCAGATCCTCAACCATCTCGCCACGACGCATATCGTCGAGGTACCAGCGGTTAATTCGGGACAGGATCCGCAGAACACGGCCTTGAGACGTATGCATACGGGCGTGAATGCTCGAAAATACGACCGCGCCCTGCTCAATTAACGCCTGGGTCGTGCCAACAGGCGTGTTTGAGTTAACGTCGGCAATCTTTTCCTCTGCCGTAGTCACTACACCCTTGGCTGCATTGTTCAGCCAACCTAAAAGCTGGAAAAGTACCGGGCTTGGCGGGTTAAACGGTAGCGGCATGGCCACCTTACGGATGTCGTCAACGCCAGGGGCAGCCTCAATCTCCGTTACCTGCGTGATTTCGATGTTCTGCGACTGGCCAGAGATCTTCGAGCCCTTCAGTTTCAGCGCAGTCAGCGA